AATATTTCATCTCTTAATACGCAATTAAAGAAATATGTAGATAAAGAAATTAATTATAACTATAATTCATATAAGAAAAAATTATATATATTTGAAGATTATCACGGAAATTTATTATTAGAATGTAGAATTAGATATATTCAAGACGAGAACGGCGATTCGATATACGAACAAGAGTGGGTTCAACGTAGAGCAGTAGCAGAATCAAGATTAATGCAATCAGTGGTATTAGGTAAGTATTCAGCAAACGTTGTGGGCGGAGCAACGATTAATTACGCTGATATAAGAAGTTTAGCAGAATCGGAAATAGAAAAATTAAATGAAGAATTACTTAGTAAATGGCAAGATTTGCCACCTGTAATGGTTTGCTAGTTTTACTAAAGTAATATTTAGATAAGTGATAAGTTTAAAAAGCGATAAAATGTTAAGTTGGAAGCAAGGAATTTATAAACCTATTAATGAAAAGAAATATATTAAGCCTGTTGATAAATTGATGAATTCTGAAATTTATCCAACATATAGAAGTTCTTGGGAGTTAAAATTTCTTAAATTTTGCGATTTAAATCAAGACGTAATAGAATGGTCGAGTGAGCCATTTGCTATTAAATACTTAGGACTTGATAACAAAATTCATAGATACTATATAGATTTTATGATAAATATAAAAGGTAAGATTTATCTTATAGAAATAAAACCTTATCAGCAAGCATATAATCCTAAAAATCCTGTTTTTAAATTAAATCAGGTTAAATGGAAATATGCTAGGGAATTTTGCAGAAAAAATGGATTTGAATTTAAAGTTTTGACTGAAAAAGAGTTGTTTTAAAAGTTTTAGTGTTTTAAGTTTAAATTTATAATTCTTTAATTAATTGTTAAGGTATTCTATATTATAATTCTATTATAAAAATAAAAAAGGACAAATCAAATGAGTAAATTTATGGATTTGCTAAATGAAAATGATTCTGATGAAAAAATAAGAGAAATTATAACAGCAATGGAAAATGATGGCGATGTATATAAGCAATTAAATTATTATTTTAATACTATATACAAAAAACAGAAAAAAGGTCAATTTGACAAAGCACTTGCTATTAAAGGTCTTGATAGAATTATACAAGATTATACAAAAGTTTATTCTAAAAAATATGGCACTTTAACACTAAATCCTGCTGAACGTAAAGAAGTTGCTACTAAAATTATAGATGTAGATTATGAAGATTATATTGCAGATTTAAATGAATCATCTCCAAAACTTAATTCACCTGAAAAGAGAATTTTTGATTTTTGTATGGCAACTAAAGATAATAATTATCCTAATATGTCGCCGTTTGATGATATGTTTTGGATTGCTAAATATATAGCAATGGATATAAAAGAGCAAAAAATTGAACTTCCAATTACTGCTGAAAATCTTACAAAAGTTCTTATAGTAAATTGTCAGCAACTTGCAAAGCGTTATAATGAAGAATATACTTCATCATCAAATTTTAGAAAAATAACTGCAACAAAAGGTTTTACCGCTGATTTATGTAATTTGGTTTGGGATAATAAGGATTTGATATTAAAAATAAAAAGACAACAAGGTGCTTAATATGAGTAAATTTATGGATTTATTGAATAGCATAGCAGAAAATTCAGAATTAAATGAAGTTGCAAATGATGAAGTAGTATTATATAGTTATTTTCTTGATATGTCTGTTGTAAAAGATAGTAGATATGGATTTAAATTATCTATTCTTGATAATTGTTATCAAATAAATAAAGAACTTGATAAAAGAGAATATAAAGATTCTATTGATTTAAATAAAATTCAAAAAGATGATATAGACCTATACGATTATCTTTATTATTGCACTCAAAAAGCAGTTGCAATATATAATAGAGTAAATCAAGAGAAAATAAAATTTTCCCCTGTATTTGTTAGTAAATTTGTTAATTATGTTTATAGTAAGAAAAAAGAAGTTTATACTTATGCAAAAAAATATCAACTAATATCAGAATCAGCAAGTTCTAATAGCCCTGAAAATAGGGTTTTAGAATTTTGTGTAAGAACAGATTATAAAACAAAGCAATATGATATCGAAATTAGTGATTCATCAAGTCTTGATGATGTATTAACAATGATACATTTTATGATAAGAGATATTGACAGAAAACAAGCGTCAGTGCCATTTGATAATAATTATTTAGTTGAAAATTATAAAAGATGGTGCAAAGGTATAGTTGATAGATACAATATGCTACAATATAAAAGAGATGACAACGAAGAGAAACCTAAGAATTTCAGTAAAGTTACATTGACTAAGAAATTTATAGTAGATTTTTGTAATCTTATTTGGGAAAAAAGAGATTATCTTAAGAAAATTAAGAAATAGGTGGTAAAGGATATTTAATGTTAGACTTTAATAATTATGATTTATTTGAAAATGCTTCTACACAGAAAAAACTAGGTTTATTATTGTCAGAGATAGCAAAGCAACAAAAAATTAATGATTTTAAGTTGTTTTATGATGTAGATGATGAAACAAAGAAATTGTATTTTATTAAAATTGAAAATATTGAATACGAATATTTTTATAAATTTATAAATTCACTTAGGGCTAAATATCATTTAAATGATATATTGGATTTTAAACAAGTTAGATTATTTAATAAAGAACAATTTATATTTAAATTTTATCTTAATTCTGATGATAAGTTAGACACTGAATTCTTTATTCAACGAATTAAATCTATCCCTAATTTTCAAGAATTCAAATATAACGCAGTAAATGAAACAGATTCAGGCGATATTGCAAGCGTTGAAGCACCATTAGGATTTGAAAGGCGTAATTTGAAAAGTTTTAAGGATTATTACATTGAAGAATGCAATAAGGCTAAATTAGACGAAAAAATACAAAATAGTTATTACAGAAATGATTATGAACGTAAAATTACAAATTTATATCAAGAATTAGTAGTAATAGAGCAAGAATTAAATGATTTAGGCGTAGATATAGCAAAAGGATATTACAACAAAGTTTATAATGCTTTATTTGATTTAAGGGGTTCTTTGCCAAAAGATAATATAACACAAAATTACAACAATTTGCTTGATTTTGGCAAGGTGTTAAAATTTATTAATGATTTATCATATAATTTAAATTTAAAATATCCTAGTTATAAAATATTGATTAAAGTAAATGTATTATCAGATAAAATAATGTTAGGATTTTTCATTAAATCAGATAACTTTGATTATTCAAATGATGATAACGTTGATAAAGTAGTTAAAAATGAATTAAATAGGAACTTTGATAATATAATTCAAAATAGAAAAATTGATATACAATATAACTTTTCAAAATTGAATTATATTGAATTTAATCTTTTTATATCTAAAGAAAAATTAAGCAAAAATAATATAATATCACAGATAAATAGTTCAGTAACACAAACTAAACAAAAAAATATAATATTTAAGGATTAATTAATGAAAACCTTTAAGGATTTTTATAATCAAGAATTGCTAAAAGAATCAACAAGCGGTTCAAGTTTTAAAAATTTTTACAAAAAAGAATTACTTAGTGAAGCAACTATTAAAAGAGTAACATATGACGATTTTTGTAGTTTTCTTAAAACTTTAGATAAATCTTTAAGTCCATTTGCTAAAGATGTTGAATTAGATGATAGTTTTGTCTATAACGGACAGGACGAGTATGTTTATGAATTGACTTTGTATTTTAATGGTGTTGATACTGAGTTAAATGATACTATTATAAGCACACTTAGACAAACAATTATAAAAAATTTGACTAAAAATAGCAATTTAAAAGATGTTAAGTTTCATTCAGATGAAAATTTAGTATCTTTTAGAATAGGTATTATTGATTTTGTTGGTTTAGCAAATGCTAAGAAAACAACATCAGAAATATATAATAACGATATATCTAAAAATTTCTTTAAGGCACTTAGAAACTAATGAATTTAAATATACCTTTAAATGAATATCAATTAAATGCAACGCTTGCAGACGAAGTAATAAGAATTTATGGAGTTCCACTAAAATTGATATTATCAGAGAAAATCAACGAAGATTCAGTTTTCGGCGATTTTTCACATTTAAAGGTAGATAATACTTCTATATTTGAAATTTACGGCTTCCCTGATAATGCTGATGAATATGAAGCAGGCGAAGCCTTATCATCAAATTTTGGCTTTATGGGCGAAACAAATGTAGATATTTATATATCTAAATTTAGTTTTGATAAAATTTTTAAAGACCATAATATAGAATTAGATAAAATTGTTAATTCTCTAATTGTTTTGCCATCGCAAAAAGTATTAGAAATAACTGATTTAAAAGTTGAAACTCCTAGTATAAACAATTTATTTATGTTTAATAATCTTAAAAATTGTTATAGATTAAAATGCAGAAGTTATCATTTTAAAGAGCAAGATGAATTAAGTTCTGATATGTTTAATTCAAATTCTACTGATAATGATTATTTAGATACTAATGAACTTAAAACTCTTGAATCTTACTTTGATGAATTAACAAATATCAAAGAAGAACAAGATTTAGAAACTAAAGAATATATGGAAAATCCTGACCCTGTATTCGGACGTTTTTAAAAAATATACCAAAATCCCCCTAAAAACTTACTATTTTGATTAAATTTTAAGGTTTATTTAATAATCAATTTTATATAATATCATCAATTTAAATAAAGGAATTTATAGATGATTATTAATATAGATGATACAACTAATTTAAAGAGAATTATATTAGAATTTGATGAAAGTTCTAATAATAGTGATGAAGAAATTAATATTATAAATTCTAATTCAAATACTACTAATAAAACTATTAAACCTAAATCACGTAAAACTACTAAACAAGATGATACTATTGATAATACAGATGTTCCGATTGATTTTAAAGACTACTTAGAATCAACAGAAATATCTCAAAGTAATTCTAGTAGTCAAGAAATCATACAAAAGCCTGTTATCCCTGATATTGACAGAGATGTTAAAATAGCGGATAATATGCAAAATTTAAAAATTTAACACAAGGAGTCACATATGACAAAAAAAGAGTTGGTTGCTAAACTAGCAGAAAAACTTGACAGCACAAAAGTTGAGGCAGAAGGAATTATTGAACTTCTATTCAGTGAAATTATTATCCCTGCACTTAAAGCAGGCGATGAAGTTGTATTGCCTGAACTTGGCAAACTTAAAGTAAGAGCCACAAAAGAACGCAAAGGCGTTACAAATGGCAAATCTTGGGTTAAGCCTGCAGGTAAGAAAGTTACACTTAAAGTTTCATCAACCTTTGAAATTTGATTTGAACTTTAATACTACTAGGGGATTATCAAAATCCCCTTTACTCTATTTGATAAGGTCGATACTTGATATTTGAAGCGTTACAGGCGAATAAGAGTGCGATACACTATAAATTCATTAAATTAACATAAGGACATTTAATGTATATAATGGGATTAGATTTAGGCTATTCTAGTGTAAAAGTTGTAGTAGCAAATGAATATGGCGAAATATTAAAAAAATTTAAATTCCCTTCATTAATAGGAATTACAAAAAAAGTTAATGAAGTTGAAAATGATAAGATTTATCAATATGATGATAACTATTATATGGTTGGCGATGAAGCAAAACATTTACCATCTCAAAATATGATAGATATTACAGAATATAAAAATCTTGAATATTATGCTCCGTTGTTACTTAAACACACAATCAAAAAATGCGGAATTACCCCTGATATTATTGTTGCAGGATTATCAATAGCACAAATTAATTATTCAGGATATTTTCAAGCAAGATTGGAAAGTTTTACAATAGATGAAACAGACTATAAATTTGAAAAAGTTTATGTTCTACCACAAGGAGCAGGTGCAAAACTTGCAATTGACAAATATGGTAATAAGTTTCCTGAAGAGCAAAAAGAGTATTTAGGTTCAAGCAATTATATAATCACAGATGTTGGTTTTGTCACTTTAGATTTGTTATTAATCAGTGATGGTGTTACAGACCCAAACTTGTTCGTAGGTATCGAAAAAAGTGGTATATGCAAGTGCAGTGCAGAAGTAGCACAAGAAATTTATAAAAATCATAATAGACAAATCACTTTACAAGAAGCAAGAGAAGTCTTAGATACAGGTTTTTATAAATTGCGTGGAACTAAACACGATTATACAGAATTTGTCGATAAAACTAAGAAAGATTACTTAAAATTTTTACTTAAATTAGTTGAAGAGAAGTTTCCTTCATTTTTAGATAAAGCAGATTTTCTTTGTATAGTTGGTGGCGGTGCTACATTATTTAAAGATACAACAGACAACTTTATTAGAATAGTAAGAAACGACCCTGAATTTTACAATGCAATAGGGCAAATGCTATTCGGATTAAGACAACTATAAGACAATTTATAGTAATATAAACGTATATAAATTTACAGAAAGGAGCAACACACAATAATGTTAAATTTAGCAACACAGAAAGTCTTAAGACAACTTAATGCTATATCTGATAAGGTAATTTTGAAATATCCTGTTACTACTATTTCATCAGAATCATCTGAAATTTTAGTAAATGTTGATATGCAAGCACTAGATTCAGAACAATTTGACAATTTAGGTATATTTGAATTATCTAAATTACTTAAATTATTGTCTTTATTTGGCGAAAATCCTAGTATTAAAGCAGATAATGAAAAAATTACTATAACTTCATCAGATAATACAGATTCAGCAGTTTATTTACTAGCAGATGAATTTACTCTTAAACCTTATGAGAAACCTGCTAATATTGTTGAATCTACTGCTAATTTTCCAAGTGTAGCAGAATTTGATTTAAGTTCAGAAGAAATTTCAAAAATTTCAAAAGCATATAGTATCTTTAGCGACTTAGACGGCTTAGAATTTAATGCAATTGACGGAAATACGACACTTAAATTAGTGTTAAATAATAAATACGCTATTTCATCAAATTCTTATTCTAAATCTTATTTTAATACTTCATCAAAGAATTTTAATATAAGAATAAAAACAGAATTATTTAATAAAATTCCTGTTACAAATTACAAAGTAAAGGTGGTATATAATGAAGTAAAAGACGCTTACAGACTTGTTTTCATAACTGACGTGTTTAAAATTGTTATAGCAATTCTTAGACAAGATTAAGGGATTAGCAAAAGGTTTTAATTATTAATAAATTTTTAATAATATATTAATAATTATTTAATATTTGAAAAATAGAAATTTGAAAATAGAAAATTGAAAAGGATAAAATTATGAGTGAATTTGATAATGTATTTGATTGGAACAAAATGACAGGGGATAATGACCCTTTTGCAAAGTCAGATTATGACAGCGACAAGCGTTTTTACAACCTACCTAAAGACAAAGAAGGCAATGGTTCAGCGTTGATAAGATTTTTGCCTGATGGCGAAAAGCGTGAAGACGGCTCAATGGGAACTATCCAAAAAGTCTTTAGAATCAATACAACATTTACTAAAAATGGCAAAAAAAGATTTTGTAATGAGTGGAGTCCTACAACAATAGGCAAACCTGACCCATTTTTTGAAGCGTGGCAAAAACTTTATAATTCAGGACAAAAAGAAGAATCTAAAAAATTCAACAGAGCAACAAGATATATTACTAATATTAAAGTAATTAACGACCCTGTTAATCCTGAAAATAATGGTAAGATTTTCTTGCTAGATATGTCTTATAAAATGGCACAAGCAATTCAAGGTTATCTACAACCGCCTGAATCACAACAAAAACTAGGTATTAAACCTAAAAATCTATTTAACCCTATTAATGGATATAACTTTATGCTTATATCTAAAAAAGGTTCAAATGGACTAATTGATTATGATAGTTCAAAATGTGACGACCAACCTTCAGCAATTTATAATTCAGTTGAAGAAGCGATATCTGATATTACGACACACTGCCATAAATTGTCTTGGTTCTTAGATGAAGCAAATTATAAAACATATGATTTCTTGCAAAATAGACTTAAATATGTTATGTTTCAAGACGCTGAAACACCTAGTGCTACAAGTTCTGCACCAAAAGCACAATCAGCACAACAAACACAAGTTAAAGTATCACAACCTGATGAAGTTCCGTTTGATACAGGCTTAACAGGATTACAAGTTCAGCCACCTGTGACTCCTGTTGCACCAACACCAACTGCACCACAAGCACAACCTGCTACTTCAGTAGATGATGAA